GTAGCCACAGATGGCATCAAGCTAGACGATATTGACGATGACGCAAACAATTACACATTTCCCTATACCGTTTCATCTTCCGCTGGAAACAGCACAGTCGTTCAAAGGACAGGCAGTGGGTATATCTTTGCCAATTACTTTAATACTGCGCCCAACGATATTGCAAACGGAGGCATAACAAAGATACTTGCCGAGTCTGGTAATGACGGATATATGCGCCACGCTACCGCCGCTGTAACAAGAACCTTCTTGAACGTAGCTGATGGGGCTAACAACTACACCCTACCATTTACAGACAACTCTTCTAACTGGAACACAGCTTACACCTACAGCCAAGTCGGTCATTTACCTTTAGCGGGAGGAACGCTTACAGGTGACTTGACGGCCTATAAAACTACGTCTGACACAACGCTTGCAATTCAAGGGCACACTAGCTACGACCCAGTGCTAAATCTACAATCAAATGAAGGCTCTATCGCTACTGAGGGGCTTCAGATTTGGTACGATAACAGCGTGGGCGATGCTCACATATCCACCACCTATCCGTCTGACGTTGCGGCAATAAGGTTCCACACTAAAGTCGGTGCGAGCAAGTCTACTAGTAACGAAAGATTCACCATCAACGGCAATGGCAACATTGATATAGTTTCTGGCTCCCTAAGAATGGGAACTACCACAGTAATAGATGCCAGTAGGAATATAACGAATATCGGCAACCTCACTCTCAGCGGAACCGTAGACGGTGTAGACATAGCCGCAAGGGATGCAATATTAACTAGCACCACTACGACCGCTAATGCCGCATTGCCTAAAGCTGGCGGTAATATGACTGGTGCGTTGCAGATGTCAGGCACCACAGTAATAGATGCCAGTAGGAATATAACAGCCGCTTATTTCACAAATACAGAAGGTTCAAAACTTCAGGTAATGGGTGGTGCCGACGGTAATGGTTACGGCATTTATATGTGGCATACCTCCGATCCAAATTGGGGCATATATATGTCTCAAGCAGGCACGGGAAAGTCATTGTCTGGTGGTACTGCGTGTAATTCACTAGATGGAAGGACAGCACACCATGTTCGGTTCAGGACATATGGCTCTGATGCTATTCGCGGTTGGATATTTGAGAATAACTTAGAGCAAGCAAAAGTTAGCATCACATCCGATACTGGTAATATATTCGCCACAGGATTTATAGACCCTGCTGTTGGGTATAAAGTAGACGGCACTACAGTAATAGATGCCAGTAGAAACCTAACTAACATCGGGACTATCTCAAGTGGGGCTATTAGTTCTAGTAACCTTATAAATGTTGGTTCTAGTGGTGCAGGGGGAGTCGCTAGGTTTAGAGGAGACAATTATAATCAGGTTAATATAGCTCATACTGGAAACACTAGCTGGGGAATGTTGCTTACAAACAGCAACGCCACAACCAACGGCGGATACCATTACAGCACTAGCGGAGTAAACAGCAGTATCGCAGTCGTCAATGTATCAAACGATGCACTTCATTTTGGAACAAACAACATTGCAAGAATGACCATAGATCACTCCGGCCATGTAGATGTCCTCTCTGGCGTTCTGAAAGTTGGCGGCACCACAGTAATAGATGCCAGTAGGAACCTAACGAACATAGGAACTGTAGGTTGTGGAGCAATAACCTCAACAGGCAACGTCACAGCCTATTCAGATAAGCGATTAAAATCCAACATCAAAACGCTAGAAGGCAAGAAAGTATTGAAGATGCGCGGAGTGTCATTTACTAAAGGCGGTCAAGGTGGCTCTGGTGTAATCGCTCAAGAGCTAGAAAAGATCGCGCCCGAACTAGTCCACGATGGAGAGTATAAGTCAGTAGCTTACGGCAATATCACTGGCTATCTAATTGAGTTAGCCAAAGACCACGAAAAAGAAATTGTCAAAATCAAAGCGCCAATACAAAGGCTTTTGAAATTAGTTAAATCTCAAGGGCAGGAAATAAGCGAACTTAAAACCTTAGTAAAACAACTTTTGGAGAAGTAAGAATGGCTATAACACACACAAGAACACTACAACGATGCGAGGTCTATCCCGACGGTAGGCTGATGGTGGTTCACCAAGATAACTTCGATGACCCTAACGATGATCTACTACCCGTAGTCAGCACCAGCGTTACCCACATTGAACCTCACACTGACGTAACAGCTCACCTTCAGCTGGTTCAAGATATTGCCGCTGGAGCGTGGACTAATATTGAAGAAGAAGTAGTCGCTGAGTAATGGCAACGATTAGCGTCACAGTCTATGTCGAGTCCAATGAAGTATTTGTTATTGGCGGGGGTTCGTCTGGCAGTAGGATAGAGATTGAAGATGGCGACACGCTAAGTATTTATCACAATGCCTTTTTAAGTTCAGGTGGTGACATAACCATATCTGGATTTGATACCTCGCGCTGGACTTCCTCATCTAACTTAGTTCTAGCGGAAGGCTCTACAGGAACAAGGGTAATCAAATCAAGCCCGACCCTGGGCGATGAGAACCTCACCTGTTCAGAATCAGGCTCATCTAATGGGATTATCTATCTCGACATAGTAGGTGACGACCCCACGCCTGATGCCTTTAGTTTAGGCGCAGATCGTACTGCTAACCCCTCTCAAGTAACTTACTTCGACTCTGTGACTGTATTGGGTATTGATGTCCCAGTAACAGCAAGCGTTACGAATGGAGAGATTGCATTACAGTCAGGTACATCAGCAGAGCGAACTTTCGGAGCATCTAAGACGGTTGAGGTGAATGACGTTGTACTGACTAGAGCAACAGCACCAACTGGATATGCTTCCAGCAAGACCGTCACACTAACAATTGAAACCGTATCCGATGCAGCTTTACTATCTACCCCTGCCGACCCGACCAGCGGGCAAGAGATAGATTTAGGTATCACATCAGGCACAATCAGTATGGATGACCTATTAGATTTATTCATGGGTCAGACGCAATCTTTCTGGGGTTACACCAGACCTAGTGATATGGGGAGTTTATACAAGTCGGGTTCCTATGTTCCTAACATAACAACTAACGCATCAATCCCGACCAGTGGCGCAATCTCAATAGATGAGTTTTATAGTTGTGCGACTTCATATTATGCCGTGTCTGTACCAGCAAATAAGTCAGTGTTTACTGATACCTCTGGAGGCGGGTCTAGCTTTACAGGAACTTGTTACTGGGAGTTAGGTATTGATTGGGATATCGGTTTTGGTGTGGGGCAGAGATACAACACTGAGGTTTATTACACGGTAGACCAGACGGTTGGATCTGTAACCGTAGAGAAAGGTGCAGTAGGATATGACATTGAAAACAAAAGCATCAACATCACCAAGACTGTCGGTGCTAATGTGGAAGAGTTTAACTCAGGGACTATCACGATTTACTATCGCTCGCTGATTGATAACACCATTACTGATACAACCACAATGAGCTATTCAATCAACTTCTTTGGCCCATAACATTATGATACACTGTAAAAAACCATTCAGGGGAATGATATGACAGACAAAACGATTACGATAGACAATGTAGAATATAACTTTGATGATATGAGCGACAGAGCAAAGGCACTAGTAAACCACTGTATGAGCCTAGAGGCAAAGATACAAAAGGCGCAGTTTGATTTAGAACAACACGCAGTCGCTAAAGGTAAGTTTTTTGAACTATTACAAGCAGAGGTGGCATCCGCTAAAGCGAATGTCCCAAACAAAGGTAAGGCTAATGGAATTAATACTACAAAGTCTAAAAAGTAAGACGATACAATTTAGCATTGCGTTGACTGTTTTAAGCATGGCTCAAGGCTATATAGGTTTCTTGCCTGTCGGTCAAGGGGCGCAAGCATTAATTGGGATGGGTATCGCGGCTTGTATCGTGGTCCTTCGTTCTGTAACCACTATGGCACTCAACCAAAAATAACGGCAACCCATTATGGCAACGGCTAAAGAAGTATTGATTCGTTTAGAGGGTCACGAGAAGGAATGCTCTGTCCGCTACACGAACATTGAGAAGCAATTAGATGATGGCTCTGCTAAGTTTAAGAAAGCTGAACTTATGCTTTGGAGTATGTACCCTCTTATCTTAGGCTCTACTTTCTTTGAGAAGCTATTCCAATGAGCCTGATCACTTCTTTAATCGCGCCAGTCACCAGCCTACTCGACAAATGGATTCCAGATGCAACCATCAAACAACAGCTCGCGGCAAAGATTAGCACACTTTCAGAGGTACACGCGCAGGAACTCGCGGTCGCTCAGATTGCACTCAACACCGCAGAAGCAAAAGGAAACTGGTTCCAAAGTTCATGGCGACCAGCTACAGGATGGGTTTGTGTTATCGGAATGGCCGTCAACTTCTTAATATCACCACTAGCGGCAGGGTTTGGTATTATTATACCCCAAGCTGACATGGCAACCATGATGCCTGTTTTAATTGGTATGCTGGGACTTGCTGGCGGCAGAACATATGAACGTGTAAAAGGAATAGGAAAATGACCGAAGCAAAACAAAAGAATTACTTTAAACCGAAAGAGCTGAAATGCAAGTGCGGTTGCAATACAAATGAATTCGATGCTGATTTTAAAGCGAAGCTAAATGCTATGCGTGAAGAAGCTGGGTTTCCGTTTCCTCTGTCCTCTGCTTACAGGTGTCCTCAACACCCCATAGAAGTGCGTAAAAAGAACGCTGGAGCGCATTCAACAGGTAAGGCAGTAGATATACTATGTAACGGAGAAAACGCCTTAGAAGTTCTTAGATTGGCCTTTAAGCACGACATACAAAGAATAGGCATTAGTCAGAAAGGTGGTGGTCGGTTTATCCACTTAGACGACTGCACTGAAGCGGAAGGGTTTGCTTGTCCTGCTATTTGGTCGTATTAAAAAGGCCCCCGAAGGGGCAAGAGGGAGATTTTAACAAGGTAGGTCGTGGCTAATCAAAACAAACAGACTCACGTTTAATGCTTTGGCTATTTCTTGCATGGTGTGCAGCTTGATATTCTTATTGTTGCGCCACCGAATAACCTGTTGAGGTGATGAGCCTGTCAATCTAGCCAGTTCCACGCTAGGCATTCCTGCTCTTGCTTGTTCTATCCGAATACAATTTCCCGCGTCTATTAATGTCATTTTAAAGTCCCTATGGTATATTAGTTGAGTCAGTTTCCCCGACTGATTAAATCCTATGGTTTTCCCCCTCGAAAGGGGGGGGTTTTTAGAAAAGTCAGTTATCCATTGATACCCTCTCCATTCTTTGCATGCCATTGGTGGTGATGGGCCTGGCACATCCAAACTACATTAAGCGGTTTCAGATAATCATTATGATGGGCAACAATACGTTCATCGGTGCCGCAAACTACGCAAGGTTCAGGAAATAACTTTTTGGCAATCTTAGCGCGCCTAACTATACCATGCGCTTTATATTTATTTGGAAACCGCGCCCTGTATTCTTGCAAGTATGCTAAGTCTTGCCTGCCCCCCCTGTTTCGATCATATTCTCTGATCTTCTCAATGTTGTTTGCCCTGTGTTCAAGGACATCATTCTTATTGCATCTTATACACTTATTAACGTGACCGTCTTTCATTTGCTTATGCTTGTAAAATGCAGAAAGAGGCTTAGTCTCTCCGCACTTAAAACAACTTTTAGATAATTTCATATCCCCACCCTATGCGTAAAACTTTAGTATACGCATTAACTAGAATGGGGTCAACTAAAAGGGATATCGTCGTCAAACGATTCTTGCTTTGGTTGTGGCGACCCTTGCTCTGGCTTCTTAACATCGCCTGTTGCTATGAACCCTAGCTTGGCATCTAGTATTGATATGCTGAGAATAGCACCAGTAGTTCCATCGAAAGATTTAATCTGACAGCCTGAACCGCTAACCTCGACAATCGACCCCTCAACTAATGCTCCAGCATAGAATTCAGCTTGCGCTCCCTCTTTGGCAAATACCACAGCCTCATAGTTAGTGAACTCGTTAGCCTTTGTTTCTCGATTGTAAAACCTAACACCTAATCTAAAGCCGAAGCCTTTGCTGTCCCCTGCCTGAAATGTATTGGCTGGTCTGTTTAACTTACCTGTAATTGAAATACTCATCTTAATTTCTCCACCTGGTTTTTAATTTCATCGGTTGCGGCCTTAATCTCAACAGCCATTAGTTTTAAATAATCTTCATCACGTTCTACCCTCACTAACACATGCCCCATATTAGGGTGATAAGAGAATACGTCCCACCATGCCGCCCCTGTTACTAGCAAGCACCCCATTATCTGTTGATAGTATTGTTTAACCAAAGTCTGAGGTTTGCATAAGTACCCGAATTGGGTGTCTTGCTGTGGACACTTCAACTCAACCCCGCCCATCAGTGTAACGCCATAAATTAATCCATCGGGTGAGCATCCGTACTCGCGTGAATCATCCAATATAAACCCCGACTGAGTTACCCCGCACCCTGTTATATACTCGTATGCTTCGCGGGCGTCGCTTTCTCGCTCCGTCCCATCAATCATAGCCTGTGATGTGAAGTGAGGCTTTGATTCACCCGTAATACACTCCGCACCCAGTTCGGTGATGTACTTGGCGGCTGATGTAGACGGCTTACCCCCTGCTGTAATGAGCTTAGAAAAGCAACTCGCAGAGGGCTTGCCCATTCGTGCGGCAAACCATTCTGGGGTTCCTTGTTCGTGATCTAAAATAATCATTCCTTTCCCCTTTTCGGTATTGTGACTACCGATAGCGTGTTTGATTTAAACCTTTGCAACTGACGCACACAAAGTCTCGGCCTTGTCTAAGACCGCCTTGCAATGTTCCATCATGGAATAATCAGCGTCCGTTAGCCCAATACATTCAGACAGCTTTCGAATAACAAGGTGCATGTCTTTATAATATCCAACCACCGCCCAGTTTTCCTTTCGCACCTTGCCTATGTTCTTGCCTCGCTCTATTATTTCAGCGGGTCTAAACTCTAACAATGTATGATTCCATTTATCAATTTCAACCTTAAAGTTTGAGTTAATGTGTACCGTTTGAGTTTTCATGCTTTAGCCTCAGAACCTTTCGCCTGTAAAGTAGCAATTGCTCTAGTGTAATTAGAGGCAAGCATTAGATCGACAGAGGTAGCTTTAAAGTAGTCAAGAAACTTCTTTACGTCTATCTTGTACTCTGCTAACAGCCCTTTGATTTCCTCTGATTGATTTTCATCTATCACCGCGTTTTGCGCTTCTTGCGCGGCTTGCGGCAAGTCCTGCCCTGCGTATAAATAGAGTCCTAATCCGTGTACCCCGATACATTTAACAAGACACCTCATGCGAGCGTCTGAAATGTCTCTGGTAGTGGGGTTGGTTATCGACTTGTTACGGTTGTCCATCACTGGTAGCCACATAGTCCTTGCAACACCCTGAACCGTAACCGTAACCTGAACCTCTGCTGTGTCATTCAGGAGTTCAATCGGGTCGTTAAACGTATAATCGGAATCAGGGTAGTGTTCCATCAATGTTGACCAAGCCCAAGCCCAAGATAGGTAAGACAAACCGCCTTTCTTTTCAACGTGCTTTGATACATCTATTGCTGATAATGTTTCCCATGTATTGCTCATTTCATTCCCCTTTCTGTTTGGAAGTTTTGATTCTGCTCCAGAACGTATCGCGCTCCGTAGCCAACATAGTAGGCATCTGAATCACCCTCTTGCGCTTGATTACCATGCTGGCAGTCGTAGTTGCCTCGGTCTAGATCGTTCAAGTATTCCTTGTCAGAGCCTCTATTGCCAGGCATCTCTTTGCACATTTCATCGAACCACAAATCAAGAGGGTTTCCCCACCTTGCCCAAGACAGTTTCATATCTGCCGCGCTCATTGTATCTATTATTCTTTTCATGCTGTTACCCCATAGTCTCTGATGAATTTCTCAACTTTCATTGTCCAGTGTTTAGCGCGGCTCTCTGTCATTGCTTTAATTGCAGCATTGACCGCACCATAAGCCTCAGTGAATGCTTTAGAGTCTAGGTCTCTAAATGGACGATCTTCCTCTGGCGTATCTTTGTGCATAAAATCGCCACAGTGAATGTCTTTAGCGTCTTGCGATACCCACATGAGTGAGCCGTACAAATGCTCTATAGGGACGCTATCTTTGTCCTTTAACCATTGGCTTAATGTAACCAGGTAAGGGGTAATAGTTGGTTTGATTTTCGGTTTGGTCTTATTCATGTTTCTCTTCTCTTTTGTGATTGAATTAACATTCTATACTATCTAATCACAAAGGTAAAGTATTTAGCTAATTTATATTCTGGTGGTGTGGTCGCTTTACTTTTGAGGGTAGCCTGTTATAGAATGCGTTTAGCACTTGGGCTAGAGGCTGACGGAATCCTTAGATTAAACGTCAGAGCGTGGTTGACCCTCCAGGCATAGCATCACTGATTACTCGGTTGTATACAGTGAATAGGTTGGATATCCGATACAAGTGCTTGAGTAACCGCGAAGCTGTTTTTCCCTTCGATCTTAAATTAACTTTTACCCGTTAAAGGGTTAAATCGTCTCTTAAAAAGTGTTTCTAAAAGCATACAAAAAGAAAATATCCTTTTATTGGGGTGAGGCTTGCCGAACCATACAAGCACTAAGAATAATAATATTACCTAATACTTTACATTTTAATTAATAGGGTATATTATTAAATCTCAATCAATTAAGGAGTACAAGAAATGCAAGACTCAAGACAGCAGCCAGTGACCAGTTATGGAGAGCTGATTAGCCCTTTCACTAAGAGGGTATTATCTGACAGCGAAGTTGATACTTATAACAGATATACAATTGACTTCAACCGCCTCACATACACCGACGAGAAGGAGTTCATGCTAGACCAGCGTCACCGCTTTGTTATTAAATGTTTTTACCAATAGCTCGCCAATCAATTAAGGAGTACAAGAAATGCCAAATCAAATAAAACAAAGTCAGGACAGCCGCGTTTGGGAGTACCTTCAAACAAATGGCTCGATAACCCAGTTAGATGCAATCATTGATCTGGGTGTCTACCGCCTAGCTAGTCGTATCTACAACCTCAAACAAATGGGCGTCAACATAAGCTCCAAAACAATCAATGTCGAAAATAGGTTCGGAGAGACTTGTCACGTTTCTGAATACAGGCTTGGGTTATGATTCTGGCTAACGGCAATCACTGGGAACCAGAAGAGGCTGATGTGATTGCGTGGCAGAGAGCCTATAAATCTGTGAGTGTTCATCAAGAACTCTTAGCAATGGAGTCTTGGTGCGATGCAAACCCCAGCAAAAGGAAAACCCCTGCGGGTATTAAGAAGTTTGTCAACGCTTGGTTAGCTAGGGCGAAAGATCAAGGCGGCTCGCCTACTGTTAGAAAGAAAACAGATAATACTAGCCTTAGATCAATGACTTTACCAATGCAGTTGTCAGATATAAGCTGGTTAGCTCAAGAAGATATGCAGAGAATGAAAGAATTCTTTCTTGAGAAATACGGACATTATTATTTAGGGGGTGTACTGCATGAAAATTAATTATATGTTTAAAGAAGAACCAACAAACAAGGCGAGGTTTATCGAGTTTAGAGGCGATCACCCTTACTTTGTAGAAGGTGTTTCTTATTCGATTGCTGAATACTCAGCCTATACTAAGAGGCATTGTTTAGATGGTGGCGTAAAAGAGCCTACCATTAAGGGTAGATTAGGTCGCATTAAGTATTGCGAACCTCAACATTTGTTACACGCTGATGAATACACTTCCAACAGAAAGTCTAGCCGCCCACCAAGAAAGGGCGAAAGGGAAAAGGCATTAGCCACCCCAAGATGTGAAAGCATGGCCGAGGCTTTATCAATGAAATGGTTAAAAACAATACTAGTGGGGGTGAAGTGATGTATATCTGCGATTTCAGATTGGAATATTGTGGCTGGTGTATTTTCTGGCAGAGTGAGGTTGGCGCTTTAACGATAGAATATGTATCTGGCGCATTTGAGTCTAAAGAACACGCGAAAAGCGAAGGACACAGATTGAATAAATTAAAATTAGTGGGGGTGAAGTGATGGACGAATTAAAAGAAAAGGTAACAAGTGGCTCAGTCTATCTAGACCCTGCGGAGATATGCAGTTTAACACTGCATGAGTATTCCGATTGGAAGTGTTACCTGTTTGGCGGGTCGGCCACGGGTTTGTCTTGGATTCCATATAAGGGTAAAGAGCCTAATTGGTTTTGGCGAAAGATGCAGTATTTGATACTTGGCAATCGCTGGGTAAAGGAGAAAAATAATGATACTAACATCTAAACAAGCGCACACACTGCTCCATTTACTACAAGACTCGCTGACTATGAATGTGCATGGGTACTTGTCAATGACGCAGGAGGCTAGGCTTAGGCTTCTAAATAACATCTTAAATCAGCAACTGGACACGCCAGTAGACCTAACACCACCAAAGGAGGAGAAGTGATGATACTTAATATTTATTTAACGTATACCCTTATTCTAGGACTGCTAGTGTCCATGCATAAATTCTTTAAACCCGAAGGGGCTGAGTTGCAACCGCGCTTAGTTGAGCCTTTGAGGTTTGTTATGTGTTGCTGGTATTTCGCCACCTGCTATCTCGGCATGCAATGGATCTGGAGCTGATTGATGAATAACTTTGCTGATTTAAAAAAGAAAAAGGATAAGTCATTAACGATAGCCTGCTGGGTGGCTCTTGGCTTGTTTTGGGTGTCAGGCGTTATTGCAGGAATGGTTATTCAAGATGCCAATGCTACTGGCGAGTGGAAATCAGAAACTACGCAATCTGAGTGTGCCAAGTACAACCCAAGAACACAACAATTTGAAATGCTGAGGGAATAGGGGTGAAGTGATGAGTAACGTCAGTAACTTAGACTCTGCTAGGCCGAAGTTGAGAGGTGCCGCTTTGTGTCTCTGTTGCAGTCACCAATGGGATGCTGTAGCCGACATTGGGTCAGTAGAGCTTAAGTGTCCAGAGTGCAATACTTGGAAAGGTGTGTTTGAAGGAATGACAGCCCCTGATGCTGTATTCGAGTGTGTCTGCGGAAACCAACACTTTTATGTGTCCTACGACAATTCAGATTATTTTTATGCAATGTGCGCTAAGTGTGGCGTAAGGGAGGACGGATATGAATGACATTAAATTAGTGGGGGTGAAGTGATGGACGAATTAAAAGAAAAGGTAACAAGTGGCTCAGTCTATCTAGACCCTGCGGAGATATGCAGTTTAACACTGCATGAGTATTCCGATTGGAAGTGTTACCTGTTTGGCGGGTCGGGCACGAGTCTGACTTGGACTCCACATAAGGGAAAAGAGCCTAATTGGTTTTGGCGAAAGATGCAGTATTTGATACTTGGCAATCGCTGGGTAAAGGGGGTGAAATGATGGACATGAAAGCAATTCAATATTATTGGGATAGTCTGCTAGTCGGGCTTTACGGCAAACATACTAAGGCAGGATTTATGCCTATCAGGTTGGTTAGTCACTTCCGTCCTGACTTGATGAATGGTTCATCAGTGTCAGACGATGGGTGGGATTGGTTTAACTCACTAGAATTAAGAAGGTGCAGAGATATAACCTCGAAAAACAAACTCAAGTTCTGCATGGTTAAGTCTAGGGTGGATGATTTTATCGGCTCACACTCTATGCCTTTACTGCTGGCGTTGATGGATAAGAAAACTAGCGACTCTGACATATTAGAAAACATTAGGTTTTTTAAATGGACGCGCAGGAACCACTACAAAAACGCCAAGATTAGATCAAAGGTGAAAACAGTTAACCTTAAAAAGCACAGGGAAGAACATGGCGATGGGATGCTGTTTCGGCTAAGAACTAGAGAGAACGATAAGCGAAGAGATTGGAATACAGTGAAATGAGCGGTGACGTTGTAACAATTCATTCAAGGCAGGACATCGAGCAACGCGTCAAACACGTTTTGTTGCGAATCAATGCTTGGGATTATGAGACACCTTTAGCGATTACATTGAAGCCGTATACTAATCCCAGGTCTTTAAGTCAGAACGCTCTTTCTCATAAGTGGTACAGAGAGTTATCAGAAAGCCTGATAATGGAACACACAAATGCCACCGAACAAAATATGAAGCTATTAATGAAGCGGCAATTCTTAGGCGTTGAAGATATAAGAGTACATGGCAGGATAATAACAGACCAAGTGAAACACACTAGTGGTCTCGATAAGGGCGAAATGTGTCATTATCTTGATCAAGTGTATAATTGGGCGTGGGAGCATAACATCTTGTTAACCGTTCCTGAAAACAGTGAATACCAACAACTTAAAAACAGACAGGTGGAGTGATGGATAGCCTGACGTTTGAAAAATTACTTAGGAGCGTCAAACAGATGGATAATATTCTTCAATTTCCGACAGGCGTGACGGCAACAAAGATATTTTGTGAGTGCGGCCATGCTTTAGAATATTGGGTTGGTACTGATAACTCTGCTTATGGAATATGTACGCATTGTGATTTAGATCAGCCTAAAGTAATTCAAATAGATGAGGGGAAGGCAGAATGAGCGCATTAGACAATCAGGTAGGCGGCAACCATTACAGGAACAAGGGTATTCAGCCAATAGAATACATTATGTCAAACAAGCTGGAATTTGCAGAGGGGTCGATCGTTAAATACATTACCCGCTGGAGAGAGAAAGGCGGCATTCAAGACCTTGAAAAGATCAAGCATTACTGTGACTTTCTAATTGAAGAGGCCGAGACTAATGGCGAAGCGTAAACAACGAACCATAGCGCAGGAAGTAGAAGAGGCGGCAAAGCTACTACAGAGACTTGTAAGGCTCAAGCATTCCGATGATAACGGATACTGCCAATGTGTGACTTGCGGCAAGGTAGACCACTACAAGAATATGCAGGGAGGCCATTTTATCCCTAGAGGCAGGACAGTTTTTAAGTTATTCGAGGAAAACATTCACCCCCAATGCCCTCATTGTAATTGCTGGGGCATGAAGCAAGCCCATTATGTTTTAAGGTATAGACAATACATGGTTGATACTTATGGAATACATAGGGTAAAGGGAATGGAAAGGCTCGCATGGAGAGCGTCGCCTAAGTTTAATAGAGAGGAAGTTATAGAATTTCAACGCGGTCTAAAAGAGCAGATAAAAACACAACTCAATAGAATAGGTGAAATATAATGGCTAATCGACTAACTGAAATAGAGATTAACGAAAGAATAGAACACTGGAGAGAGTGCGATAAAAGCAGTCAGGAAGCATCTAAGAGGTTCGGCATTGACAGAAGGTCGTTTGATCGGTTCTTAGATAAGTACAACAAAGAAGTTAAAGAAGGTGCAATCAGTCGTGGTGAGTTTGACCAGACAAAGATTAAGGTCATGCCAAAGCCAAAAGCAGGGGAGGTTAAACGCTTTATTCTAACGTGCGCTCAAAATAATACTAAGGTCCACGCTGGGTTTATGAAGAACTTGGAAGCGTATGCTGTTGACATAGACGCAGAGATTAAAGTTTCACGATTTACCTATAACAAGACAGCCTTTGTTCAGAACAGAAAGCAGGGTGATAACGATGTGACAGAAGAGATTTATTATGACCCAGCGATTACAAGGTATGTTTCTGACGAAATTGAAAGCCTTGCGCCTAGTTTAGTATGGTGTGCTAACCTTCAAATCCTACCGACAGCGGTTAACCCCACCAGTGGGTTTGATGATTACACTAAAACGGCCAGTTCTATCATTCCCCACACACGCGTTTCGATGCGCCCAGTGCCTACCCCTAGAAAGTTTCAAGCCAAACACTTGTACACGACAGGCTGTTGTACTTTAAAAAACTACATCATGGCCAAGGCTGGTCAAAAGGCAGAATTCCATCATACCTATGGCGCGTTACTGGTCGAGGTAATGGCTGACCATTCTTGGTTTGTGCGACAACTAGTAGGCGACAAGAACGGCACGTTCCATGATCTCACTGTTCAGGTTAAAGATGGGGTGGTTTCGGACTTTGATTGTGTTGAGGCTCTACAGTGGGGTGATATTCATTATGACAACATAGACAAAGACGTTGAGAGGATGTTCTGGTTCGGCAAGGATTCGGTTATTGATACACTTAAACCAGCCGTTCAATTGTTCCATGATCTAGTAGACGGCATATCGCATAACCCGCATGAAACCAAACATTATCTAAACCACTACCGAAAGCATAAGAAAGGCACTCGCAACGTGCAAGATGAATATGACAACGCCAGAAGGTTTATTGATGAGATAACCTACCGCCCCTGGTGTAAAAGTTATGTCGTGTGGTCAAATCACGATGAGTTTTTAAGGCGATTCCTAGAGGATTCAAACTATAAAACTGACTATGAAAACAGGCGCTTTATTCTTGAGACTGAATTAGCTGTCACGAAGCAAATAGATGATAACCCAAACCAATCTCCATCGTATTTCACCCACGCTCTAGCAAGCAAGAAAGCAATCGTATTGAACAAAGACGTAGGGGCGTTAAATATCAAAGGTGTACTCTGTGACTTTCATGGCCACAACGGTTCAGGAGGGGCTAGAGGTTCGGCTACAGGCTTTAGTAAGTCAGGGCATAAAACCATGACAGGACACTCTCACGCGGCTTGGTGGGTAGCAGGGGCGACTTCAGCGGGTACTTGTTCTAATCTCTATCTAGGGTACAACAACGGCCTCTCTTCGTGGTCGCATACCTTCACTGTGTTATATAAATCAGGTAAGCGATGCCAAGTCACAGCAAACGCTAAAACAGGTAAGTGGAGGGCTGAATAATAAACCTTTACATTCCTGATAATAGGGTATATTATTTAATCTCAATCAATTAAGGGGAATACCATGACAGATTACAACGGTTGGACAAATAGAAATACTTGGCTTATTAACTTGCATTTTGAAGGGCTGTTAATTGGGTATCAAGAAGATGGTGAAGTGACAGCAGACCTTATTCAAGAAATATTCCTAGACCACTACGAGCTAGAAACAAAGCATTTAGATGCCTCTATTTTAGATTTTATTGATATTTCAGATATTAACTGGGAAGAAATTGCTAGTCATTATTCCAATGAGGCGGCCGCATGAACTACTCATTAAGTTATTCACAGATCAAAAAGCTAGACAAGCCGAGCAGTAAGTTTGAGAAAATAGGGGTGCTGATTATGTTCTTAGCCTACTGTTTGGTTTCTAATATGGATTACCAAGACTGCCTAAAAGGGGTGTGTTAAGATGCAAAACATCAATGATTTCAATGACGTAGTCGAATGGGTAGGCGTTTATAACCTTTGGTCGGGTGATCTGCTGGAGCTAGAGGATGAGTTCAAAGATCAACTTTGCTACCAATGGTTGCGGCTTAATCCTGAATGGCTCGATGATATATTCCCGCATACAGTTAGCAGAGACTTCGGGATAGTATTAGACCTGACTTATAGGGTTGGGATATTTGCTGATTGCGATGGTGATGAACTAGCCACCCTGTTTAAACTATATGCAATCGTGGGTGACGACCAATCGTACTGGTCAGAAGCACTAGAGGATTTTCGGCCTTATTTGGACAAGAAAGGCTTTGTCGAAGGTGTGAAAGAGCAGATTTACCTCTACTTGGAAACCAGGCTTCGAGAAGAGGTTCAGGAGGCATTTGACTGCAACTTGCTATCGGCCAGTGCTGGCGCAAACTTACACTAGGGGAAGAGTATGGAATGGTTTATTGTAGGGGTATTTGTAGGCGTTATAGTGATGATGGTATGGGGTGCGGCTCTAGTGGTAGGGGACAAAGAGCGAAACTATAAACAGAGAATGAAGCAAAGAAAAAAGGAAGAAAGAAAATGATCACACAAAGAGAAAGGTTTTTGATTGTTCAGTGCTTAGAGTTGCATACAGACGGCGGGGGGCTGTTAGATTATAAAGAGCTTGATGATTGGCTGTTAGAAGAAGAGTATAACGGCAGGACAGCGGAAGAGTTATTAAGCGCAGATGCTGATCAATACTCAAAGGAAAGGCTTAAATTGATGGAGTCGTCAGACTACCGCGCCCAGCTAGCGACAGAGGGGAAACTGTAATGAAAGACTATAAATCATTTGTCAAAGAGGCTAACGCAAGCGCAGACCAAGCTATAAAAGATTCATTGCTGGAGGTATCGGCTTTGAATGATCTGGGCGAGTGGTTGCTTAAAGACATTACATTAAAAAGGGCTTGGGTGGTTGGATTGATTATTGCCGTATTGATCGCTTGGGTGATGTAATGTCAATGAAAAACTATTATGCAAAAGGGGTAAATGAAAGGTCAAAAGTTCATGGTTTTTCTGACATAAGGCGCAAGAAAATGTAGTTGCGTCACACTTTCATGTCCATTAAAATGTAAATAGATCGAGGCTCCCTCTTGCCTTTTGAGCCAGCCTAGTCCACTGGTGATCGAGAACGGACTATTATTTATTAAAGAAAGCCTTTATAATACAACGAGTTAACACTTGAAGGTGGATATTATGAATGATTTAAACATAGTAGATAGGCTAGATGAGTGCAGAGAATATGGCTTCGATGATCTAATTGTAGACTTTAATGGTATTATGCAGTCGGTATTAGAGGTTGATGTTCCGATGTTTCAGGTCAAAGCAGAGCTGATTCACTGGTGTTACAATGTCGATAAAGGCGTAGATGATCACCGCAAAGAAAGAGAAACCACCAATCAATTAACCGCTGATTACATGCTTCATCAAACAAGGGAAGTATTCGGCACTGAGGTATAATGAATATTCAATTAATGCAGGGCGATTGCCTAGAAAGAATGAAAGACATACCTGATGATTCTGTTGATATGGTTCTTACCTCTCCCCCATATAATATGAACCTTCGCATAAGAAACGGCAAGTATTGTAGCCGCCAAATTGTCAGAGAGATTACAACAAAATATAAAGACTTTGACTATAACCTTTCTATGGATGAATATTACAACTTCAATAAAAGTGTCATTGGTGAATGTTTGCGGGTGTCGGACTTGGTTTTTTATAACGTGCAGATTTTAACAGGTAACAAGCCAGCACTATTTAGGCTGATGGGCGAGTTCCACACCAAGATTAAAGAGTTTATAATTTGGGATAAAGTGAACGCACAGCCAGCTATCGGAGCGGGTGTTTTAAATTCACAGTTTGAGGTGTTGTTGGTGCTACAAAATAGCAAACCTGAAAGCCGAAGTTTCGAATCAGCGCAATTCCCTAGAGGGACGATCAGCAACCACTGGACAATTAGGCGTGGGAGCAAAGAACACGAGTCGCATGGCGCGATATTTCCACTGGGCTTGGCCTCTCATGTTGTTAGGAATTTTACCAGCAAGGGCGCAACAGTCCTAGACCCATTCATGGGAACAGGCACGACAGGGAGCGCTTGCCTCTCTTTGGGGCGCAAGTTTATCGGTATAGAGTTAGATCAAGATTATTTCAATGCGGCCAAAGCAAGAATAAACGAAGAGACAAAGCAAGTTGATATGTTTGCGGAGGCGTAATGAAGATAGGTAATCAAGGCGATGGTGGAGGCCGCCCTTTAGCCGTGTTAACCCCTAAGCAAGTAAAGAAACTGCAATCATTAGCCTCTACTCTCACCAAAGGTCAGTTAGCCGATTATTTCAGCATGTCTGAAACCACCTTTAGGGCCATAGAAGCTAGACAGCCAGAAGTTTCTGACGCTTATAAAAAAGGGAGAGCAACGCAACAGGCCAAAATGGGTAAGAATTTGCTTAAATTAGCGATGGAGGGGAACGTGGCAGCGAACATCTTCTGGTTGAAATGTCAGGCTGGATGGAAAGAGACTACAGCAGAAGCACCCCCAGCCCACAACATCACTTCGTTTGAGGTCATGGAAGATGAAGATAATAGCTAGAGCCACTCCACCACAGACAATGCTCGTTAATAGTAAGGCTCAATACCCTGCTATGGTCGCTGGTTTCGGAGCGGGTAAGAGTCATGCGCTGATACTAAAGGGCGTTAAAATGATACTGGATGAAGGCCATGCTGATGTTGGGTTTTATCTTCCTGATTACCAGTTAATGAAAACCATCGCCTATCCTCGTTTTACGGCGATATTCGCCGATCTTGGAATACCTTTTAAACTGAATCAATCTGATCACATCATGCAAGTGAATGGCAGGCGGATTATATTCAGGACGATGAACAATGTCGAGAGCATCATCGGTTATGAGGTAGGTGACAGCCTTGCCGATGAATTAGACACGTTACCCTCGGCCAAAGCACGAAAGGTCTGGGAAGCTATCATTGCCCGAAACAGGCAGAAAAAGCCCAATGGAGAACCAAATACAGCGGCAGTAGGAACAACCCCAGAAGGGTTCCGCTTTGTATACGAACAATGGGAGCGAGACAAGACAGCCAACTATGAGTTAATACGCGCCCCCAGCTATTCTAATCCCTATCTTCCAGAGGGGTACATTGACAGCCTCAGAGAGATATACCCAGACCACCTGTTAGAAGCGTACATTGAAGGGCAGTTTGTTAACCTTACCACTGGGTCGGTTTATCCATCGTTCAGCAGGGAGCGTAACCATTGCCCTGTTGAATTCGTTAAGAATGAACCTCTGCACATAGGGATAGATTTCAACGTCAATAATATGGCATGTGTTATCCATGCTATGAGATTCGGGAAAGCATACGCTGGAGGCGAGATAAGCAAAGGCAGAGATACGCCTACAGTTATTGAAATGATCAAAGATACATACCCCCACCACCCGATTATCGTCTACCCTGATGCAAGTGGAGCCGCTACCAGTTCAACAAACGCCTCAAGTAGTGATATAATCTTACTCAAGAACGCGGGGTTTGAGATAAACGCACCTAGAGCGAACGGCTTAATCAAAGACAGGGTGGCGGCATCTAATATGGCTTTCTGCAATAACGAAGGTCAAACATCATATTACATAGATTGTGATAAGTGTCCTGATACAGCAA